CATCCTGTGTTGCGGGACGAGCTCAAAGAGCTGCCGGACACATGGGAGGTAGTAAAGAAGAAGGATCACTATTTTCTTCTTCATCAAGGGCGCCGCGTTGCTTGCGTAGCCAACAATTCGTCAACACAGAGCGACTACCAAGCAAAGAAAAGTTTGCACACCATTCGCCGATACAAAAGGGAGAGAGTAAATGACTGAACAAGATATGGACAAGATATTGGACGAGGCTTTCCGCAAAGTGTTTGGGAATAAGTTCATTTGGGAGAATTGGTGATGGGTAAGATGAAAGAGGAGTTCATGCGGCTGCAAGAGACGCCTGTGATGGAAGCGTGTTCCGAGTGCCAAGGTACGGGAACCGTGGAGGTTGAGGTTGCGATGCCTCACAATGCGGGTCGTGACATTGGTGAGTTGTATTGTGAGTTGGAGACTTGCGATGCTTGTGGCGGCGGCGGCGAGGTTGAGCGGCTGTGTGATTGCGGGGAGTGGGTTACGTTGATCATGGGCGAGGATGCTACTGTATGTGAGGGGTGTGCGGATGATTAAGTTAACCACAGATGCAGTATCGTTAACTTTGACTGATCTGGAAAGACGTGTGCTGATCTCGGCTTTGAGAAAATATGAGGTTCACCCACACCCACAGATTAGAGCCCCTGAAACTTCTGCGCACAAGGAAGCCGCAAACTTTGTGCGGTTACTTCTTACACGAGAGGGCACCGACTATGTTAAAAACGTATGAGGTGACATGCGAGGGTGTGATCCAGCGTATGGTTGTGGTTGAGGCTCACAATGTTGTTGAGGCCTCGCACTTGGGGCGGCAGGAGTTCGCTGCTCTGATCGGCGCGGAGGTAGAGGGGGTTGGTGTGGTGGACATCTACACCGAGCCTGTAACATTAAAGGAGGTAGAGAAATGAACTTACTGAAAAAGATATGGGCGAACATCAAGAAGAATGCGCAGTCTAATCAACTCACGCGGAGGCAGCAGGTCTTTCAAGAGTTGTCCCGAGGAGCGGGGACCGCTCGTCAGTTATCGGATCGCATGGGTTTACGTCTTACGATTGTTCGGACGTATTTGACCACCTTGCATCGTCAGGGTTTGATTCGTGCTACGGGCGACATGGTTGGTAAGGAGCAGGTCTGGAGGGTAAACGAGTGATCGAGGAGCAGGTACTATCACCCGCAGACGAAGCGATCTTGAAGTATTTGCGCGATGAAGTGGACCGCAAGGCCGAGCGCCAATACCGCAGGGATGCAGGGCCGAATGCTCGTCAGGATTATTGGCATGCAGCGGAGGATCTTAAAAAGTTTGTGAGTAAACTACGTCAGGAAGGAAAGAACATATGACGGGGATTTTAACGAGACGCGAGAAGTATGAAGATTTATACCGCGAGATGTGGCTCAAGCAGTTGAAGATTGACAGGGTTGGGAATCCGATGGCTCGGGAGCCCACGCCTCAACAGAAGAACGGAGCGAGGACCGGGAAGTTTGGAAAGATGGGCGGTCGCAAGCTGAAGTTGACTCGGGATGCTGAGATCATCAATCGGATGCTGAAGCAGGGCATGATGATGCAAGAGATTGCGGACATCATGGGGTCTACTATGGCTCTTGTGGCTGCAAACAAGGAGCGGTTTGAATTGCCCAGGGCCGAGGAGCAAGAAGATCCAGAGGGTATATAGGTATCGTGGGGACGCCAGATTGATGGGTGAATGTGGCGCATTCGGTAACGCATCATCCGGACTAGCACCGCCAATAAACAACAGTTGCAACGTCCCCAAAAGGAGAAGTAGATGGATCCGAGATTATTTTCAATCGAAGAATTATTAACGGACGCGCAAAAAGAACTTGACGAAATCGAATGGGATGATCCTCGAGATCCGAGGATCGAGGGCCTAGTTCGTCAGATACGAGACTACACAGACCGACTCAACAAAGGAGAAACATATGAGCCAAATTTTTGAAACCAAGAAGAAGTTTCATTCTGAACAGATGGAAGTTTTGATTGAAGAACTGACGTACACGGACAGTGCGTTTGGATCGAACGAGGAGGGTGACGGCGTATTCTTTAACAGGCGGATCGTTGACGCCATGGACCTTGAGGTGGGTGACGAGGTTACGGCGCACTGCATTCCGAACTATTCCGACAAGCGGGACGAGATACCGTGGCGATGCATTCGGATTTCGAACAAGGTTCCTGCTGGATTCATTCACGCCATGGACCGAGAAGCTCGGAAGGACGCTCGAGACGAACGAGAAGCTCGGAAGGACGCTCGAGACGAATAGGTTGCACGTTGTCCTCCAGTAGTATAGAAGTGGTCAACAAATGGAGGACAAGTATGGCCCGTAAAAAGATGAAAGAAAAAGAGAAGCAGCAATTTCAGAATGTCGGTCTGATTAAAGAGGACCACGAGTTGCTTCGGAAGATCTCTAATAAAGAACAGAGGTCCATGGCTCGACAGCTTTCGGTATTGATTCGAAAGGCTGTTGCTGAAATGGAAGAGAGCTGATACTATTTGACCACTGCTCAGGACCCACTCCTGCGGTCCCCCTAACTAGCCCCGACTGTGTCGGGGTTATTTTTTTGCCTCGTTGGCTTTTCGTTTTTTCCCTGCGATCTGGTAGTCTTTTTCTTTGGAGTACCCACGGATCTGCGTGACGGTGGTGTATGATTTGTTCATGCCTTTGAGCAGGGCTTTTGCCACGTCATCCTCGAGCCCTGTTTGCTCGGCAAGGACCTTGGCCCCTGTATCGAGGGTCCTTAGTCCTTTTTTGTAGTCTACCATTGTTTCGATTATTTCATCGTGGGTTTTAGACTGAGCCATTCTCTTGCCTGTTCTCCTAATACTTTGGCCCCGATATCGATCTTGGACCGTAGGGCTTTAACGATACGTTCGTCGATGCTGCCTTCACAGATCAGATCGATGTAGGTTACGTTGTTCTTTTGACCGATCCGATGTGCGCGGTCCTCTGATTGGATGCGCGTCTCGAGGTTAAAGTCATTGGCATAGTAGACCACAAGGTTTGCTTCGGTCAACGTCAGTCCGTACCCTGCGGTTGCGGGGTTGCCTACGAAGAACCGAAGGGGGTGGTCTGGGTCTTGGAAGTTCTTGACGATGTTGTTGCGGTCATCGTCGGTTGTGTCTCCAAAGTATGATGCTGCGCAACCCGCTCCAAACTTCTCGTTCAGCATGGCTGTGATCTGTTGGATGTCGTACCGGAAGCGAGACCAGATGATAGCTTTGCCTCTGTGCTCGTCCATGATTTCGGTCAGCGCGTCCATTCGTTTGGAAGGGAAGTACAACATCTCGTCGTCGTCCGTCTTCAGGTGCCCTGACATAATCTGTTGGAGCCGTAGCATCTGTGTGATCACAGCGGGTGCGGTGACCAGTTGGTGGTCCTCCAGTAGAACCATTGCGTGGCGTCGAATGTCTTCGTACATTTTAGATTGTTCTTTCGTCATGCCAACGTATCGAGCAGTGTAGATCTTCTCGGGAAGGTCGAGGCAATCTTTTTTCAGCACTCGGAAAGAAAACGTATCTATTTTCTGGGTCAGTTCGTCTAGGTTTTTGAAGCCGACGATCTGCTGGAACGCTGCCTGCCCCATGGTTTTACGTTGCACCACGGCGTATCTTCCTTGGAACGCGTAGTACGAATCAAAACCCAAGAGCCCAGGGCGGAGGAACTCGCACTGCGAATAGATATCCATGGGTGTCTTGGTGATTGGAGAACCTGTGAGCAGGCGACGATACTTGAATCCTGCTGCGATCTTCATGAGGGCCTTGGTCCGCTTGGCCTTGTGGTTTTTTATCGTGGTGCTTTCATCGATGGCGATTAGTCCGTGGCTACCAAACCTCTGAGCCATCCACTTCCCTGCCGTCTGTCCTTTGACCGAGGAGAAAGACTCTACGTTTATGACGAAGATTGTCAGACCGTCGAACTTGTCTTGAACTGATTGCATCTCTTCCGTTTGTTTTTTGTTGGGTGATGCGACCCACCGAATCACTCGATGCGGGACATCATCAGACATATGCTCGGGGATTTCTTTGGCGACCCAGTTACGATACACACCTTTGGGTGCGATGACCAAGGCAAAGTCAATCTGCCCTGCTTGGTACAACATGCCCATGTTATCGATCAGAACCTTTGACTTACCTGTCCCCATCTCCATGAACAGACCAAACTCGGGGTCGTTCCACCCATACTCGAGCGCATCTTTCTGATGGTTAAACGGAGGAAGTTTATATTTGTAGTTGACATCCATCACATATCTCCACTATTGTCTTCAATGTGGATAGCACGAGGCTTCCACTTAAATCAACCCTGAAGAGGAAAAACTTATGACAGACATATTTGAAGACTACTTCGACGAATCAGAGGCGCTCGCGTCTATTGATACTGGGACTGGTAAACAGCTCAGTCAACTGGTTCGAACACTGCGTGACGTGGAAACAAAGATCAGCGAAGCGGAGGACTATATCAAAACCTTAAAGCAAGAGAAGCACAAGCTCTCGGTCGAGAACATCCCAGCCTTGATGGATGAGATGGGGGTCGAGCGTCTTGACGTTGACGGCTCGGTCGTCGAGCGCAAGATGATTGTGGCTGCTTCGATACCCAACGATCGCAAGGACGAGGCTTTGGGTTGGCTGCGAGACAACAACTTGGATGACATCATTAAGAACGACATCACAGTTTCGTTTGGTAAGGGCGAAGACAATGTTGCGGGGGACGTGATTGGACTCCTTAAAGATCGAGGGTTTGATCCACAGACTAAGACACATGTACATCCGTCCACACTGAAAGCGTTTGTGAAAGAACGCGTGACGGAAGGTAAACCGATTGATCTCGATATGTTCGGGGCATTCATTTCAAATACAGCACAGATTCGGAGGAAAGCGTGATGGGCGCAGTAGTTAAGAAAAAAAGTGCAGAGTTAAGCACAGATGTAATGGACGACATCCTAGAGTTTGCGGGGGTGGGAGCAACGTTCGACAGTAGCGAGATGCAGATTCCATTTGTCCGTATCCTGCAAGCGATGTCCCCTCAGTTAAAAAAGCGTGAGGCTCAATACATCGAAGGGTCAGAGCAGGGCGACATGTTCAACAACGTGACCATGGAGTTGTTCACAGGAGAGCAGGGCATCAACGTGATTCCCTGTTACCAGACAACTAAGTACCTAGAGTTTGTACCTCGTGATCAAGGGGGCGGGTTTCAGGGAGAGATTCCAACGGACGATCCTGTGCTTACGAAGACTACGCGCAGCGGGGCCAAAGAGATCCTGCCTAACGGCAACGAGTTGGTTAAGTCAGACCAGCACTTCTGTTTGATCGTTGGAGAGGACGGCATTACTCAACCTGTTGTTGTTGACATGAAGTCCAGTCAGTTGAAGGTCAGCCGTCGTTGGAAGACCCAGATTGCAATGCAGAAGATCAAGCACCCGAAGACAGGGCAGATGATCTTGCCGCCTCTTTTCGCAACTCAGTGGAAGTTTACCACTGTTGAAGAGAGCAATGACCAAGGATCGTGGTTCAACTACGCGATTGAAAAGGTAGGTCTGGTACAGGACCGCGATCTAATGCTCGAAGCCAAAGCCTTCCGTGACAGTGTTGCGGCTGGCGAAGTGAAAGCTGCACCAGAGGAGGGGGATCCCAAACACTCTTCTCAACAGGGGTCCTCTACACAGGACCAGGACGACGAAATCCCGTTCTAGCAGCCTCGGGGGGGCGGGTGTTGCAGGCCGTCCCCCAACTTCATTTGGGAGCAGTAAATGTCACAATCTAAAAAGCTGCTTGCCGCGTTTGCCGGGGCCAAGAATGCTCACGGCACGACATCCGTAGGTCGGATAGGTCGGAACGGTAAGGCAGACTCAAAGAGTAAGATCATACGCGAGCCGTTGACCGAGGAGCTAGTTCAGGCTCACATCGATGGCAAGCAGGGGGTTGGCGCTATTCCGATCAATGAAGAGAACCAATGTAAGTTTGGTGCTATTGATATTGATGTGTACGACCTGAACCAGAAAGAGTTGCAGGACAAGATCCAGAAGCTCAAGCTGCCGTTGCTACAGTGCCGATCTAAGTCGGGCGGTGCACACCTGTATTTGTTTCTCAAGGAGTGGGAGCAGGCAGCGGTGGTCCGAGAGTACCTGACCGAGATGTCTATTATGCTGGGCCACAGCGGTGTCGAGATATTCCCGAAGCAGGACAGGATTATTGTTGAGCGCGGGGACGTCGGTAACTTTATTAACATGCCATACTTCGATGCGGAAATGCCTCAACGTTTTTGTTATGATGCAAAGGCAGAGTCTATGGAGCTCGACCAGTTCCTTGCGGCAATTGATAAGTGCCGGGTTTCTCTTTCTGACTTAGAAGCCATTCGAACAGTGACCAAGGTCCGTAAACATTTCGACGATGGCCCTCCGTGCATCCGTAATATCTTTTCGGACGGTCCACAAAGCGAGCCTCGGAACAAGCTCCTGTTTTTTATTGGCGTGTACTGCAAGAAGAAGTTTCCAGATTCATGGCAGGCGTCATTGGAAGAGTACAACAGGACGTTGTTCTCTACACCATTGCCCTCGAACGAGGTCATGACGGTTATTAAGCAGCACGAGAAGAAAGACTGGGGGTACACTTGTAAGGACGAGCCGTTCAAGTCGTATTGTGATCCGTCTCTGTGCGTGTTGGCAAAGCATGGAATCAGCGACGATGCACCTGATGCGCCACAGGTTGGCGGCCTGACAATCATGCTGTCCGAGCCTCGACTGTACTTCATGGATGTCAACGGGCTGCGGATCCAGTTGGGATCAGAGCAGTTGCAGAACCAAACGCTTTGGCAGAGGGCTTGCATGGAGCAGTGTAACTTCATGCCTCCGACCACCAAGCCACAGAAGTGGCAGCAGATGGTCAACAGCTTGATGAGCCAAGCAACGTACATCGACATACCGTATGAGGAGACGATTGCGGGTCAGTTTAAGGAGCACTTGTTCTCCTACTGCACCAGCCACATCCGTGCCATGGCTCCCGAAGAGATCGAGATGAACAAGCCGTGGACCGATGGCGGAGTAACGAAGTTCAAGTTGGAAGGTCTGTTGGAGTATCTGCACCATCGAAGGTTTGTTGGTCAGACCCGAGCGCACATCATCCAGATGATACGGGACATGGGCGGCGACAATGGGATTCAACATGTTACTAAAAAGAAAGGGCAGCGGACAACGATACGATGTTGGTATGTCCCTGCTTTCGAAGAAGATGAAACCGAATTGCCTGTGAAGGAGATATCTAATGACATCCCATTCTAATCGCCTGCTCCGAGTAGGGGAAGTTGCGGACCTATTGGGTGTGTCGCGATCCTACATCTACAAACTAGGCCAGACGAGTGAAGACTTTCCTAAGCCCATCATACTCGGGGTAGAGGACAATCGACGCTCCGCCTCTCGCTGGGTCCTGTCCGAGGTTGAAGACTGGGTGAACTCAAGACCAAGGGGGAAAGACTATGATACCGAAAGCTGAACTGGTCCTTGGACCGCCGGGCACAGGCAAGACTCACTACTTGATTGAGCAGATCAAGGAAGCGTTAGCGATGGGGACGCACCCATCTCGTATTGGTGTGATCTCGTTTACTCGAAAAGCCATTGAAGAGATGGTGTCTCGGGCTTGCGCTGAGTTTAATCTCGAGCCCAAAGACTTTCCGTACATGAAGACAAGCCACTCGTTTGGATTCCACGGGCTGGGATTACAGCCACAGGACATCATGTCGAAGGAAGACTATGACAACATCGGACGGGAGCTCGGCCTAACGTTCGAAGGCAAGATGCGTATGTCACTGGAGGACGGCCTGTCCATGCCCACGCTCGGAGGATCGGGGTCCAAATACCTACAGCTCGAGCACCGTGCTCGGATGCGTATGGTTGATTTGGACACGGAGTTTAACCAGGAGAACGACAGGGACCTGTTCTTTCCTAAGCTCGAGCAGTTGTCTAAGCAGATCCAAGAATACAAGTCAGCCACGAACAAGTATGACTTCGTGGACATGATCGAGAAGTACATCACATTGGGGGAAGCTCCGAACTTAGACTATTTGTTTATCGACGAGGCTCAAGACTTCACCCCATTACAGTGGCACATGGCCTCCAAGATCGCGGACAAGGCAGAAACTGTATTCATTGCGGGGGACGATGATCAAGCGATCCACCGATGGACTGGGGTTGACGTGGCGTTGTTTAACGAGAGCTCGGACAGGGTAAAAGTTCTGGATCAATCCTACCGCATACCACGATCGGTGCATCGTTTAGCGACGAATATATCCAAGCGGATCAGCCGACGACATGAAAAGATCTTCAACTCTCGGGACGAGGAGGGGCTGGTAGATTACGTTTACCACATGGAAGACATCCCTTTTCACGAAGGGTCATGGACGATTATGGCTCGAACCAACGGATACGTCTATGATTTAGCAGAGTCCATTAAACGAGCAGGGTTTAAGTACTCGATCAAAGGCAAGCCCAGCATCTCTCTTGAGCTGGTGTCGAACATCGAAACTTGGAACGACCTATGCGCGGGCAAGAGCGTGGGGCTGCAACGCATTAAGGACTTCTACTCAGCAGTTCCTAAACAGGGGAAGTCGGCTGTTGTTAAGCGCGGCAGTCAACAGATGCTGGACGTGCTGGCTCCCGATGCCGAGTTAGACATGGAGATCTTACAGCTCCAGTATGGGTTGTTGACGGGAGCCGAGCAGGGTGCGTATGATGTACTTCGTGTAGGACAGGGCGAGCAAGACTACATCGATGCGATGCAGAGACGAGGCGACGATCTCCTGTCTGAGCCACGCATTAAACTGTCCACGTTTCACGCCATGAAGGGCGGAGAGGACGACAACTGTGTTGTATATACAGCATCCACCGCAGCCTGTGTGAACAGTGACTATCCTGACGACGAGCATCGAGCGTTCTACGTTGGGGTAACTCGAGCGCGACACTCGTTGTACATTCTACAAAGCAACAACAAGTATAGGTACATGTTATGAAACGAGATGAAGTTTTAGACGAGGCAAAGGAATTGATTAACGGTCAACGGGCCGAGGACTACGGTGATGCGTACGACAACCACGCTCGTATTGCTGATGGCTGGAACATCATACTGCGGGGCGCTATGCTGAGTCACGGGCACATAACTCCCTCTCACGTCACCTTAATGATGGACTGGATGAAGACCAGCCGTTTACTAGAGACATTGGACCACGCAGATTCCTGGGTGGACAAAGCTGGTTACACGGCTCTCGGTGCAGAGTTTATAGAGCGTGACGCGCGTCCCATCAGCGAGATTATTTCAAATGCAAAGTAATCTATTCGGCAGTGCGCTGCACCACCAGATTAAAAACGAACTGGACCTGATCGATCAGGACTGGAACATTCCACCTGAGTACCCGGACCTAACAGGGTACAAAGAAGTGGCTGTCGACTTGGAGACGTATGACCCAAACATAAAAACTTTGGGTCCAGGGTGGGCGCGTAAGGATGGGCACATCATCGGAATTGCGGTGGCAGCGGGGGAATACCAAGGTTACTTTCCTATCCGTCACGAGAACTCTCACAACCTAGATCCGAAGTTCACGATGCGGTGGCTCAAGAAGCAGTTGTCGGTGCCTGATATGAACGTGATCATGCACAATGCAACGTACGATGCAGGCTGGCTAAGAGCCGAGGGCATAGAGATCAAGGGTCGGATTATCGACACGATGATTTCAGGCGCGTTGGTTGACGAGAACCGCTGGTCCTTTGGCTTGGACTCGATGGCTCGGGACTTTGCTGCGGTGCGCAAGAACGAGCGGCTGTTGCAAGCGGCTGCTAAGGACTGGGGCGTTGATCCCAAGGCTGAGATGTACAAACTGCCACCTAAGTATGTGGGCGCGTACGCTGAACAGGACGCCGTAGCGACGCTTAAACTATGGCAGGCTCTGAAGATCGAGCTCGAGTCCCAGGAACTGTGGCACATCTGGGACATAGAAAACGGACTAATCCCCTGCATGTTGGACATGCGAACCCAAGGGGTGCGGGTAGATCTGGACAAAGCCGAGCAGAACAAGAAGTTAATCCGTAAGCAGTCCAAGCTGCTGCGCGGCAAGATCGAAAAGGAAGCTGGCATGGAGGTGGACATCTGGGCGTCCGCTTCAATCCAGAAGATGTTTGATAAGCTGGGCATGGAGTATCCAAGGACCGAGATAAAAGAAAACGAGGACACGGGTAAGACCACGGGCGGAGCTCCGTCGTTTACCAAGTCTTGGCTCAACAACCACCCAGCCGAGGTATGCCAGCAGTTAGTTAAGCTGCGTGAGTTCGACAAGGCGGACGCTACGTTTATCGACAGTATCCTACGGCACGAGCACAACGGACGCATCCATACAGAGCTGCACTCCACGCGTCGAGATGAGGGCGGTACGGTAACGGGCAGGTTCTCTTCGTCCAACCCAAACCTCCAGCAGATCCCGGCTCGAGATCCAGACATCAAGAAGATGATCCGTGGATTGTTTATTCCAGAGGACGGTATGAAGTGGGGGTCGTTTGACTACTCGAGCCAAGAGCCGAGGTTGCTGGTACACTTTGCAGCAAGCGTTCCGTCTGCGCTGCGCAGCCATGTGGTTGATAACGTAGTGGAAGAGTTTAACAGCGGGGACGTCGACCTGCACCAGATGGTTGCGGACCTTGCTGGGATTACCCGCAAGCAAGCTAAGACGGTCAACCTTGGAATCATGTACGGCATGGGCGTAGCCAAACTGGCGGATCAGTTGGGTATTCCTGCGGGAGACGCCAAGGATCTAATCAAGCGGCACCGCAGTAAGGTTCCGTTTGTTAAGCAGCTCGCGGACATGGCTACCAAACAGGCGGACAAGAACGGTCAGATCCGCACTCTGCTGGGCCGTAAGTGCAGGTTCCATCTGTGGGAGCCAATGAAGTTCGGAGTAGGCAAACCCCTACCTCACGAGGAAGCTCTGAAGGAGTACGGCAAGGATATTAAGAGGGCATTCACATACAAGGCGCTCAACCGTTTGATCCAAGGATCAGCGGCGGACCAAACTAAGAAGGCTATGCTCGATTGCTACAACGAGGGACTTACTCCTATGCTCACTGTTCACGATGAGCTATGCTTTAACATAGAGAGCCAGGAACAAACGGACAGGATTAAGGAGATCATGGAGACAGGGGTGTCTCTCAAGGTCCCTTCAAAGATAGACGTAGACATCAAGGAAGATTGGGGAGAAATCGAATGATTAACAAAGACATGCCGACACTTGGTTTAAAAGATATGCATCGTATGCAGGTAGAAGCACTTATGAATTTCGTAGGAGAGGCGCTTAACTTAGCAGCCCTAACCAACGACGAAGACATCCTGCACGAGACAGAAGAAAGCGCCGACGAACTGGTCCGGTTGTTCGGCGGCAATGGTGTTAAGGTAACTATCGAGACGCTGTAGCGATCTCCATGTTTCGGGCGACATCGATTGGGTTGTCGCCCAGCAACGCTGGACTTACCGCAGCGGTTTGGGTGCGCGGGGTTGTTGCAGGAATCTTTGGTGGAGCTACGGGCTGCAAAGACCCTTCGTCATATGGCTGCGGCACAAACTCCTCTTCCATAGGCTGCGGCACAAACTCCTCCATCGTGGGCAACGGTTCGTCCAAACGGCGACGACGTTGTTGAGTAATCATCCGTCTTATCTCTGCTCTAGGCAATTCTTTTATTGTACCGTTACGCCGCATGTCATCCAGTACACTGTCACTGACATCTAAAGGTTTGTAAACGCCACGAATAATTTCGTTGATGCCACCGACGCCAGCTTCTTTCAACGCTCGACGGATGTCGTTGTCTTTCATTCCAAATTGTCTAACGGCTTCGACAACCTGATTAAATTCTCTGAAAGCCCGGAACCTAGCTTCACTGGCGTCCTCGTATGCCTCAAGGAGTTGATCTTTGGTTACGTTTTGACGGCGAGCAATAGAGTTAAAAATGTTTGAGGTATCTTGACGGGCCCGAGCAAACTCATAGCCTTTGTACTTCAAGGAGGTAGAGGCTTGGGAATCAGACTCTGTGATGCCAGAGAAAGCCCGGGCAAGTTCCTGAGACAGATCACGTTCCCGTCCCATCCGGTCCTTCTCGCTAACGCCCAAGGTTTCATTTAAATCCAGTCCATTAATAAACCCACGGGCAAAACGACTGGGCTCAACTTTTCCACCGCTTTCGTCTAACGGAATGAAAGAAGGCAGTAGTGTGTCCGCGATATGGGCAAACGACTTGGCAACTTTGTCGCCAGCGTTGTCTTCTGGGTTGTAGATCTTTGCACCCGTAATTGTTTTACCGCCCCGACCAAACTGACCCAGCGCACTCATCACAGGGTTCTCTGCATCAGGATCGAGCACGTCCCTAAACGCTGCCAGTGCGATTGCTTCCTGTGTAAAGGGAGCCATAAGCTCTCCCAAGGAAGAGAATGCTGCCTCCGATACTACCTGACTACTTGACTTACCGTCCTGCATACCTCGTTCGTAGGTATTTATGGCTGCAATCGCAGTGCGCTCAAGCATGTCGTATGGGTTCGAGTAACTGTAGTTGATGTACTTTGGTGTGCCGTCCTCGTGCCGACCAATCGGCACAAGACGTGCGTTCTTCTCCCACGGTGCAGCAAGAGAATCTTGATACGCGTCCATCTCTTCTTTGGTTACACCAGATGTCTTATACGCTAGAGACGATACCCCTGCTGGCAGTAGGCCAAACGTGGTTATCGCCCCCGTCAAACGACGCAGCCCGATCTTCTGTATCTCTACGTTGGGGTCTGCCAACTCATCGATGCCACGGGCAATCGTGTTGACCCCTGTCCGCATGATCTCGTAGGGGAAGGCAATGAAGTTACCCACTGGAGCACGGCGCAATGCACGGATAGCCTCGGGTGCGAGGTTGTAGTTCGGTACGGTATTCCGTACGACTCGGGCTGCTTCTTCACGGATAAACGCATCTGTGTCCATGGGCTTGCCAGACTTACGGAGGATATAGTCTGACTGCTGTTCAGGTGTCATCTTTGCCAGTGCATTACGCAGCTTGTTGCTTTCGAACGTGTAGTTGTACACCTTCCAGATGTCGTCGCCAGCTTGGTATAGATTCTCTGCGCTCTTACCTTTTTTCTTAATAAACCCGAGGATTGGGTTGTCTGTAAGGTTAGATCCAAACTTGCGGGTGGCAGCGATCCCCTCTACGGTTTTCTCGTCAGTGTAACCAAACCCTTTGGCTACCAGTTCCTGTAGTTCGCGCAGTTCCGCTTGACTGTTTACAATGCCAAGCCGTTGTAGCTCCTTAAACTCTTCCGCCGCTTTTTCAGGAGGCATACGTTTGAGGTTGTTAAACACCAGACCCACGGACTCGTACAGGTTCGCACCTTTACCAACGTTGCCTTGCGCTGCGGCGAATGCCGAGGCCGTCGTAACATTCCGGATCTGTGTAATAGGGGACAAGATGGTCTTACCATACTGTGTCCCACCTTTGACCCGTAAGAACCCCGAGTAGGTGGAGCGAAGAGCGTTGCCCAACCAGCCCACATCACCCACAACCGTGCGTGTCAGATCCTGATACACCCGTTCGGGAACAGCGAACCCATGCAGTGAACCCCAACCAGACTCCAAGATGTCTTCGGGCTTGCTTTTGTCAGCCTTACTGCTGCCTCTTCCAGAACCGAGGACCACGAACCCTTCTTCTTCGATCATCTTGATTTGATCTGGGGACATGCCTTCGGTGTTGCGGAACAGTTTACCTATGCCATCTGGCGCAGCCTCCGCCGCAGCGCGAATTGTTCCGAAGTAGTTATCCACGGCGTTGAACTCAGCCATGTCAGACACAGTGGCAACGTAGTTTTCCAGTGGGTTCTTTACTTCTCCGAGCAGAGCTTTTTGATAATCTTTCAGGTTAGACCGTGTGATAAACAGGTCGGTCCTAAGTTTGTCGGCTGCTACTTTGGCTGTACCTTTAAAAGGTTTCTTGTTGCTCTGACGTTTATAGCGTTCCAAGAAATTGTCTCGGGCAATCCGTGCTTGGTCGTCGGTCACCTGACCAAGTAGTTTAAAGTCTTCGCTAAGTCCCAAGTCTTGTGCGCTTCTAGGATCCCGAGCGCTCTGAGCTACTCTAGCCAGTTCATCTTGCACGGCAACGGCGTCAGCTTTAAATCCAGAGGCGGCTTGCTCTAACGCTTCGTCTGTGGGTTTGTAGTCGGCGTCTTCAAAGATACGATACCGCCTGCGCATGTACGAACCAAGGTTGCCTCGGATGGTTTCGGACAGCAGCTTCTGTGTATCTTTAGATACCATGTCATTCTTTTTTAGGAAGTCACTGTCGAGAATCTTGGCGCTCAACTCATCCATGTGGCTGCGCATAGACTTCAACGTAACGCCGATATCGTCATCAAACAACTTCAGCATTTCGTCTGCGGCTTTTCTGTCGGGCATTGTCAGGTACTTGTCGATGGCGTTGTATGCGTCTGCTTTAGCAAACCTGCTGCCCTTCGCTAGTTTTTTGTTCGCCTTCTTCATCAGCGTATCAAGCTGTTTGTCCAACAAATTAGTTAACTTATCTGCGGCTTGCACTTCGGCTTCGGTCAGTCCCGGGATCAAGGACCGAGATTCAGCAACCGACTCTGGTAGGATACCGCGATACCGCAACGTAGCCAGCGCTTCTGCTACGCCATTCTTAAACGCACCTTGGTCTGTACCCAAGCGCCGTGCTTCTTCAATCTCCGCGGCTTTGCTCCCGACCTTTTCTGCGCCAGCCTTAATCCCACGAGCAACTTGAGTTGCGCCGGGGATCTGACCAACCGCTGTAGCTGCGACCCCTGCGGTAGCGCTAAGACCACGAGCAATATAAGGGGCAGCAATAATACCCGCTGCCCCTTCCAGTCCAACCTTGGCCTTGTTCATAAAGCCCTCTAGTGCTCGCTCTTCGCCCTCCAGACCAATTAGGTCCGTTGTTTCTGTAGGTCCGCCCTCAAAGAAATCACCGATGGTGGTAGTGTCGCTTGTGGCAGTGACTGCATCTGCGAGCCCCGCAGCGCCGAGCCCCGCCATAAACTTACCCGCTTTCCCCGCCTTGGCTATGGCGTTTAACCCTTGGATGCCCTTGGCAGCAAGGCCTCCAGGTACAACAAACTGTACGCCTACTTCGCCGATTGCCCCTGCAATACCTTGAGGGTCAAGGCCAAGATTTGCTCTAAAGTCTTCAAACCCTTGAACCAAATCCTCATGGTAATCTGTTCCTGCAAGAGCATCCGAGGCCAGAGCACCAAGCTCCGCGACTCCTTGTACAACTTTCGTTGCACCAGATCCTATGCCCTCGAAAAACTCTTGGGCTACGCCTTCGTACTCTTCCTCCTCAGAGAAAGGTTGGGGTAAAAATTCTTCTTCCACATATGGTTGAGGGGTAAACTCATCTGCCAAGGGTCACCTACTGAACTTTGAATTTTTTGCCGTCTAGGGTGTAGAAAGGCTCTCCCTTTTCTTTTGCGGCGTCGTTGGCTTGTTGGTGCGTCATTGTCGGCTCGGGATCAGAACCTGTAGCTGGCATATCTGTCGAAGGACTTTGTTGCATCATAGCGGTAACAAGAATGTTGGCTTCTCGTTGTACTTTTGCGGGATCAACCGCCCCTGTCTCGTCATTATATACATTGAACTGATCAGGGCTTCTAAGTATCGCCTCTATAGCACGTTGCCGTAATCTCTCTGGAGTGTAGTCGCTTGCCTTTCCAGCCATGGCTGCGGCGTTTCTCATGCCAGCAAGTTTCTCCGCAAAGACTTGTTGCAAAGCCATTTGGGACATTGAGTCATCACGAGCCAAAGACTTCTCTTCAATAGCCGCTGCGCCCTGCGCACCACGCTCTAGTGCCGCAGCAATGTCGTCACCTTTAGCAATGGCAAAGCCCACGGCTGCACGGTTCAAGGCTTTTAGGTTATCGTACCTCGACGCGTCTACACCAAAGGTATCTCTGATCAGATCCTTCATGGCACCGATCTTTCCCTTAGTTCCTTTGGGTGCGTTTTTACCCATGCCTGTAAGTATAGCGTCGGCCTCTTCAGTAGGGGTTTTGTCTGGGTCGTTAAGAGTATTCACCGCATCGGCAAGAGGTGCTGGAGCCGTGTCTGGATTAAGCTCACCGTTATCTATAGCTTGTGCGCCAAGCTGCTCGGCTTGGGAAAGTGTATCAGCATCAGATGCTTCTGGCTTGGGCTTGGACGGAACATCGGGATTAAGGAACGGGTCAGAATATTTTTCAACTTCCTGTGCCAAACCCTCCGCAGTAAACCCGCCCACGGTATCTGGAACAACGGTCTCCGTTACAGTCTCTTGAAACTCAACAGGATCTTGGGTGATGTCCACGGGTGGGCGCACTCGTACTTTATTACGTCCGCTTATAACAGGTCCACCCGGGGCATATCCCACAGGTCCACCCGGGGCATATCCCATCGATGCTTGCATCAACTCAGGTGACGAAGCCATAATGCCGACAGGTTGCTGCATCATAGGTTGCTGCATCATAGGTTGCTGCATCATAGGTTG